CATACCAGTAAGAGGAACTTCGGGAAGAATAGGACCTTCAATTGCCCAATAAACTCTAAATATTTTATTTTGATCAAGATAATTATCCAATGCAATATCAACATCAAATCTATTAACATCACCAAAAGTATTAATATCCCTAGGATCATTAAAAAGATGTGATCCAAATCTAGGATTTATAAATGGATTTACTGGATTTTGATAAAATATTGTAGGATGAGTATGTATATTAGTTCTATAAGCAGCTGGACTTTCAGCAATGAAACCAGAAACATCTATAATATCTTGTATTGCTTGATATGTTTCTGGAATACTCCAATCTTTATCATCAACGGGTGTTATATCTAAATATTGAGTGGGTGTATTTATGATATTATAAAGTAAATATGATTGAAGTAAACTATGTGCATTGGCAAATTCTAGATATTCACTATCAACTGTCAATCTTTTAAAAATGACTGTAATTTTAGCATTACCATGTATTGTTGAATTGTATGGGGGTAAAGCACTACTGTCAAAAACTATATGGATATGATTAGGAATATTTGTTAAATCAACATATTGGTCTGAATATACTTCTTTCAAATCCTTATTTTGAAACATTTGAAATCCTGAGATTTGAGTTGGCGTTGCATTATTTAATACAGCATATTCTCCAGTAAATCCAGCAATAGTAATTCGTGATCCAACAAATACATTATGCCATTTATCGGTAAAAAATGTAGTTAATCCTTCGAAATAACCAGCAGTTCTCCAAACATCAACAACATTTGATTCAAATGTTATATCTTTTTCTAAAATTTCATTTTTTAATGCTTTAAATTTTTCATAAGATGGTGTTAGTGTTGCACCCAATTCTCTATTTAATGTTGGAGTCAATAGTATTGCTAACATATCAAAATAATAATTAAAATTAGCAACAGGATCATTTACATCAAAATTATTTAGTTCAGCAGATATAATTTCAGGTACTAATTCTTCAGGAATTTTTTTATAAAAAACATCAATCTCAGGAAAACTTCTACTACAAATATCAATACTATAAAAAGCAGTTGTAGGATCATTATCTTGAATTCTAAATATTTTGCTATTTTCATCACCATCAAATATATCTTCAGGATCAACACCATCTAAAATGAAGGCTTTATCATGAATTTTATCAACTCTAATAGATCTTGGTTCTTCAGCTCCTAAAGAATTCCACAATGAATTATTATCAAATTCATAAAATTGTGTTAAAGTTCTAGTATTTCCACCAAATACTTCTGCAAAAATTTTCCCATCATTTTTTTTATAAAATTTAAATGCTGAAAGAAAATATGGATGTGTTTTTGTAGTAGCTAACCACCAACCTAATAATAATTCATCATTTTTAGTGATAACAGCATCTTGTAAATCCAATTGTTCTCTTACTATTATTTTATTAGCATCTAAACAATTATCGTTAATTTTAACTCCTTCAATATTTAAATTTGAATTAGCAGTTTTAGTTTCTATCTTATCTGTTTTAACTGTAGCACATACTGTTAAGTCTTTAGTAATGGTTGTATTTTTATTAACAGTTAAATTTTTATCAACAGTAATATTTTTAGTTACTGTTAAATTTTTAACTTTTAAATCGCATGTTTCTGTACAACAATCACAAGTATTAGTATAACAATGTTTTTTTTGATGTGAACTATACTTCATTATATATATATATATATATATATAATGATTTATTAATTATATATAATTTATAAATTTGGAAATAATTCTTTAATTTCAGTAAATGTTTTCCCACTACTACCATCCATAATAGCTTTTATTTCTTCTATATTACAATTTACCCATAATTCTGTTCTTTCATAAGATCCATCAGCATTTTTCTTAACGCCACCAATTTTCATATTTTTAAGTATACAATCAAGAATAAAATTTTTTTTATATTCAAAATATCTTGGATCCAAATTAAGCTTTAACATTAATAATAGATCATTAACTTTTTCAGGATCATTTTCTTCCATATTTTTTAATTGTTTGTAATTCATTTATTATATATAATATTATTATAAAAAATTTTTAAAATAATATTTTAAACAATATTAAAATTAATATACTATCCATATTAATATAAATGATACATAATAAATATGTTATATTTATGATATTAATTATAATAATTATTATGTTTTATATGTTTAATAAATCTACACAAATTGAATCTTTTTATGATGTAACACCTTATTATTATCATTGGAATATGTTTAAGTGTTTAGATAATGATTGTGTAAAAGATGAAAGTTTTAAATGTTATAGATGGTGTGATAAATGGGCAGAATTAGGTGGAAAACATAATTGTAGATTACGTTGTTTAGATTATGCAGATATTATGATAATGCAATTAAGAAGTAATCATTATAATTTTAATAAAATATTACCAAAATTTGAAGAAAATAGTATATTGCAAAATTCAGATTATACTTTATTATAAAGTAGCTCTTGATTTTGGACTAGGATATCTAACTTCATAATCAGGATAAAATTTACTCCAAGGTGGACTAATTGTTACTACTTTTTCATTGAATATATGCCGATCATAATAATCGGTATGCATCCAGCCTTCACAATCTTCTTTGAAAAAAGGTCCTTGAGTATCTCCAGGTACACATTCTTTTCTACCATTTTTAAGACATAATCCGCAATTAGCATATTTCATACAATCTCGTTGATTTAATTTATAACAATCTATATTATTAGGACCATGATCATATTCTAATTCATTCCAATAATTATTATCTTGTCCTAATTCAATATCTTGGAATAAATCATTACGATAATTTTCTATATTTGTTGAATTATTAGATTTGTTAGTTTGTATTATAAATAAAATAATTATTGTTATAATTATTATGATACTTATTGGAATTATTATTGTTGTAATATTTAAGTTATTCATTTTATATTAAATATAACGATAATAAATTAATGATTTAATTTATTTTGGAATAATCATATTTTTCCCCATGGATTACTTTTGCTTTTTTTATAAAAATATTATTTTTATCTTGCATTTTATAATATAAATATGAATTTAAGTTTTAACTAATTATTTTATGTATGTAACATATATATGATAATTTTAATAATAATTTTAATGATTATTTTATTTTTTTTGATTTACTTAGATATGGTTAGAAAAAAAGTGATAGAGGGTCTTAATACATTTGCTGGAAGATTATCTATTGATTCACAATACTTCTACGACCAAATTTTTGACGATGTATCGTATTATCCCAATGACAAAGACGGTACCACTGGATGGATTAAATGTAAGCAACAGTGTCCAGGTCATTGTATAGAATTCGGGGTTTCTGGAAATGCCTATTGTTTTCCGTATTAGAAATATAATTTAATTAAAATACTCTTTGATATATAATTTACCTCTTTTAATTAATTCTTCTTGTTGTTCTTCAGTTAATTTGAATTCCATTAATGGATAATCAGGTGTTTTAATAAATACAGTTCTTAATTTATTTAAAGGTGTCATTATTCGATTTTCATTTTCTTTTAAAAAAAGATCAATAAATGCATAACCATATTGATAATAACCATCAATATTATAATATTCATTAGGATTATTATCATTGGTAATAATTTTAAGTCCTAATACTTTTGGATTTGGTGGAATAATATTTAATATTGCATTACGATCTCCTGGAAATTTACCATCAAAAACATGTATGGCATAATTATCAGCAGTACCCCCATCAACAAAATAATCAATTTTATTATCATCAGAACTATATTGTACTGGTTCAAAAGCAAATGGTATACTCATTGACATTCGTACTGCTTTTTTAATTGGTATATTACAATATAATTCATTAATATGTTGTGGATTAAGATAAATTGCTTTTCTTCTATTAAGATTAGTAGTAATAATTGTTAATTCAATACCAGTATCTTCGTATAATTGTTTAATAGTATAATTTTCATCGCCAACTTTATTTTTAACACATTTAGCAACATAATTTTCAATATATTCTCCAGGACATTCGCCATATTTTTTTATTAAATTATAACCACGATGAAGTATCCATTCATTATCATTCATAATTTTTGTTAGATCTATATCTTTTAATAATTTAATCATTTCATCCGGATTATATCCAATAGCAAACATACTAGCAATTATAGAACCAACACTAGTACCACAAATACCTTTAATTTTTAATTTACCAGAATTATCATATAACACACCCATTTTATCTAATTCTTTTAATGCACCACAAAAACAGATACCTTTAGTACCACCACCTGATAGTACTAAATATTCATATGCTTTTTCTTTTTTAACATTATCTATTTCTTTTTTAATATCTATATAAGAATTACTATTTCCCATTATTAATATAAATTATAAAAAAATAAATACTGGATAAAAAATAGTCAATTTTTTTAGTAAATAAATATATATATGATGATGGATGTATTAAAGAAAAAATTTAGAAATAAAACAGAACAAAATTCTATTAAAACTGCAAAAAGATGTTTATTAATTGGTATTAATTATGAAAATACTGATTATTCATTAAGTGGTTGTATTAATGATTCTGAAAATTTAAAGGGTTTTCTTATTAAAAATAATTATTTTCAAAAGAATGAATTTGTTATGATGAATGATAAAAAGTCTGGTGTATATTATCCAAATAAGAAACATATATGGAAACAATTAGATGCATTAGTAAAATTTGCTAAAATGAATATAAAAAATAATGTATTATTATTTGTTGCATATTCTGGTCATGGTTCTCATATAAAGGACATTAGTGGTGATGAAGAGGATGGTCAAGATGAAGTATTATGTCCAGTTGATTTTATTAATAATGGTTATATTGTAGATGATGACATTAAGCGAAAATTTATAAATAAATTACCAAAAAATGTTAAATTAGTAACATTAATAGATGCTTGTCATAGTGGTACTGTATTAGATTTAAAATACAATTATATGGTTGATAAAAAAGATACTTATAAAATTTATGGTAATATGCGTCAAACACATTGTGAAGTTATAATGATATCTGGTTGTCGCGATTCTCAAACATCAGCAGATGCTTATTTAAAAGATAAACAAGAAGGTGGAAAGTATGAATATCAAGGGGCAATGACAGCAGCATTTATATCAAATTATAAGAATGGAATAACTTATGAAGAATTGATTATAATAATGAGATCTTGGTTAAAAAAGAAGAAATTTACTCAAATACCGCAATTATCTTCTGGACAATATTTAAATACAAAAAATAATTTTTTATTGTGTAATTTTAATTAATGAATAATATAATTTTTTTTATAAATGGAAATTTGGACATTCAGTATGTTGATGAAGAACTTATTTATATAATGAGATTTTTAACAGAAACAAAATGTGAAACAAATATGCAAATTATATTAGAAGATGATTTACAAAATGTTATGAATTATCATTTTAAGATAGATGGTTTAAAGTTATTAAAAATAAATTGTACTGATTTTATCGATTCATTTAATTGGCAATTACGAAATTATATTAGAATAAAATATAAAGTTATCATTAATAATATTATTTTGTTAGGTTCATTTCCGATTATTAGTCCTAAATATACTAAATCCTTAAAATTTGTATGTGTATCAAATAATGATAATGAAAATGATAATAATATTACAAATTTATGGGAGAGTATCTATAAAAGAAGTCCAGATGTAATATTTCACATGGGTAATCAAATTAATGGCACTATAAATGATCTAATACCAGATTATAATTTAATCAAAAAAAAATTTATTAAAAAATATAGAGATACATATTCCGAAAAATATCAATCAACGGCAATGAGAAATTCACTTAATATAATTAGTATGAATACAAATGATATATGTGATTATTTTGGATTGGCAGAATATAAAAGAACAAAAAATGATAATTATTTTAATCCTTATTATTGTGCAGGTATGAACTGTTTTATTAAATATCAGTATCAATTAATGTTTGATATTGATTCAATAAGTACTAATATAATCAAAGGTAAATATCCAATATATTATTCTTTAATATTAGGTAAATATCAAATAGTATCTTTAGATGAAACGAATGAATTTTATCATAAACAACATATATTTTCTGATAATCAATTACAATGGTTAGATCAAGAAATTAATAAAACGAATAAAAAAATGATAATAATAATTAGTCCCAAACCACTTGGTAATTTAAGTAGAACTATTGCTTTCTTAAAAGGTATATTTAATAGAAGTGCAAAATATGAATTATTGCATCCTAATAATTATGACAGAACAATTGCATTAATTAATATATTAGCGAATCATTCAAAATATAAAAAAATACTATTATTATCTGGGGATAATCATAAATCATTTATTAATACGATTTGTAAAAATTCTAAAATAGTTTGTAATCAATTATGTAGTAGTGGAGTAACAGGTACTACATTAAGTAATAAATCATTTTTAAAAAATATATTAGATACAATAGAACAAAAGTTATCTATATTTTATATGA